TAATAAAATTCTGGTCAATGTATATATCTTTTGGAAGATAAAACTTTAATTGAGTATAAAGATCCAATGATAACGCATCGCTTTGCATTGCATCTAACTTAATTAGATTTTTAACTTCAAGATTTTTAGCAGTATCTTTAACTACCTCATCAACTTTATCCATTACCGCTTCTAATTTAACAGTCTCGGTTTTATTTGATTTAGTTTTGGTAGTTGTTTTAACTACCTTCTTTTCTTCTTGTTTTTCTTCGGTTTGTTTTTCTTCTTTTTGTTCTTCTTCTTTTTCTTCATTTGTTTCCTCCTCTTTAGAAGTTGATTGTATAATTTGTTTTGCAATTACAGCCGGTTTCTTTTCTTCCTCAACTTTTTTTTGTTGTACCACAGCAGCGGTTGATGTGGAAGTTGTATTTGCTGCTTGGGAAGTAACGCTAGCCTGGGTTACTTTCGCTCCTGTTTTCTTTTCAAACTTTTTAATAGCCGCTTTAACTTGAACAACCTTGGTTGCTTTGGGTAAAGGGGTATTGGCAATCGTTTGAACTTGGGATGCTAAATTTTGAGTCTCTTCTATAACCTCTACGCTTACTGATTCTTCAATCTGCGTTGCATTAACAGCGCTGCTAACTTCTTGCAAAGCCGTTTGAGTCTCAACTTCCAGTACGACATTTTCATAAGTCATTGTTAAGGAAGCTCCTAACAGATTGGGTCCACCTAAACTTAATGGATTAGGATCATTATCAATTCCTGTCCAGGTCCAGTCAAAAGAACTAGATCCAGTTCCTGTATAAATAACCTGGTCAGTATATTTTAAAGCCTCGGAGTTATAGTAAGCATCCGTATTTCTAATCTGGTCCACAATAGATAAAACGGTTCCATTACTATCTAAAATTTTAACGGTTGTCTTAAAGGTATCTTGATCTCCACGTCTGTTTCCACATTCATTAGCGGATCCATCCCACTCGCAGTTTTGAATAATGGTTGTTGAGTTTAAAGTAATTCCATTATCCAGTTTATCCTGGGTAGTCGTATCAGCATTGGTGGTAATATTTAATAAGGAACCTGTTGCATTAACCGTGCCTGTTCCGGTTACTTCTATTTCTTGACCTAAACAAGTTGAGTTACTGATGGTAAAGTCGTTACAACTCGATGAAACATTTGGAATATTATTATCTACCGACTGATAGTTAGATGCACTATCTCCATCATTAGGCAGTAGATTACCTGTCGTTATCTCTTCTGCTGAAATCGTAAGGGTTAATATCATCGCAAAAAATATTGATACGATAAACCGCATAAGCCATCACTCCTATAAATATGATTAACCAAATCATTTAAGTTTTTCTATTTTAATTTTGTTTTTCTTTTTTGTTTCAAGATGCACGTACTTTTCATAAGTTGGCATTTGATAATTATATTTATTAATAATCAAATCATAAGCATCTTTACCAATCTTACCTTCAACGGGACAATAAGTTTTTGCCATAAACATTGCTTCCCAAACTCTTTCGTCTGTGCAAAGTAAGCTGATAGCAGCAACCTTCATACCCATACCGCTTAAAGTTTTAGATAAAGCAATCAGTTCACAGGTTTTATCTTGATAGCTTTTTCCTCCACTTATTCCAATACTAAAAGTTTGAACACCACCCGATAAAGCAATGGCGCAATTATTAGAAGTATTAACTCCAGGAGAAGCTGCTGTTCCAGGAGCCGATTTTATATTAGAAGTATTGGTGCTTGTTGTGCTGCTACTTGATTCAGATCCAGATTCATAAGTTGTGGATCCTCCAGTATAGTTTCCCTCTATGGCGGTGTTACTTCCCGATACGTTAGTCTGTGTTGAGCCAGCGAATGCTTTGCCGGAACATACCAATAGTATTAAAACCAATAATATATTTGCGTATTTCATTTTCCCTCTTTGTTTTTATCCTTGTCCCCTCGATAATTTTTTTTTAGGAACCCTTTTTGAATAACTCTTTGCGTGCCTGCCAGGTCGTTTACGTTGTGGTTTTTTTACGTGAACGTAACCATAACCTCTAGGCTTGTTCCTAGCCATTACTTCTTCTTAATTCCACCATTCCTAAACACTTGTGTTCCCTTGATTCCAAAAATGCTCGCTACGACCAAAACCCAAAGTGAAGTAAACCAGGTAGGGAGCTGCTGGAAATGTTCAAAAAAGATCTTAACTTTTTCTAAAGCATCCGGCGAATCGCTGAACACCGCCCAGGCAAGTACCAGGATTGGAGCCGATAATATTATCAAAACAAATTCATCCTTAAAATCGGATTGCCGTGCCTCCAAAAGTTTGCCTTGGTATTCGGTTTCCCCTCGCGCCATCTTTTCTGCTGTTAGTAAAGCAGCAGCAGACATCGCTTCTTTCTGTTTCTGTTTATTAGCATAGACTTTTGCGCCTGTGCTAATTGCCATTTTTGCTAATCCGAACCACATATTATTTATTACTATTTCTCATTACTTCTGCAAGATCTTCGCATCTTCCTGGCGTTTGTTTGTGCCAATTACTATCTAACATTTCATCAGCAGCCTTGTCAAAATTTCCAGATCTGATTCCTTCCCACATTCTTTTGAATTTCATCGTTCTAGGTTTGCCTAATTGAAAACACATTTCACAAATGACACCTCTAGCATCTTGATTTATTTCTTCCAATCCTTGAAGTAAGTCATCCGCAGATTGTAGAGCTTCGTTGAAATCCAGGTCGAAAAGCTCTTCCAAAGTTTCTTTAGGATATTGCTGACCTTCCACAAAATGATCGGTGGATAGTACCAGATGACCATAACCAATAGTAGATTTACCCAGACTATCGGCATACACAGTATCTCTAAAGCCTTCGTGTTTCTTGATTCGTTCCTTAACATCATCCATAAGTTATATATCCTTATCCGGGTCAAAATTAAAAATTTTAACACCTAGTTTTTTTTGTTCATCCGTTCTCCCTCTAGCAATACCATACCCATTAGACCGGTAGTTCCGAGTCTTGACATCGTAGGCGGTATATTCCCCTGTCTTTAAATCCAAGGTTAAGATGTCAATGGGTCCCTTTCCTCCCACCGGGGTAAAGACCACCAGGTTAGGATTCTTGGCAAATTTGGCTTGTGCTAGTAGTTCATTAGATATTCCTTTGGCAGCGGTAATTCGCAGCCTTTTACTCATTTTAAAAAATAAAAGAAAGAACCGATTAATCCTCCCAAGATCATCATAATAGTCGCCGCTCCCTTTCCTCTATTCATAAAACCTTTTAATTCCTTTATGTCTTTTCTCATTTCATCAATAGCTTTGAATAGAGTTTTCATCCGTTCAGCGCATATCTTTTCGTGATAGGATATTCTTATTCCGTTTCGATTAGCGATTACTTTTGTTGTTTTTTTTTTAGGTTTCATTAACTTTCCTGCAAGTGAATTTCATATAAACCCGGTGTTTGTTTATGAAATTACTGGGTAATAAATTATTATACTCAATGCCTTTGAGATAGCCTGCCGCTATACATTCTTGATAGGTGTTGTAAGTTTGCGAATATTGTATTGGTTCCTTGCAACCCATAGCGATACCGCTGCAAATCCAACTTATTAATAACCATTTCATCTAGTTTCATAATCCTCTTAACGAGCGTTACAAGGTATGCCTTCTGAATTTACAAATGGTGCTTCTGCGAAAGCTATGTAGACATAAGTTGATCCATCTTGATTATTATTTGTTGCAGCATCTCTCCATTTGAAGCCATTGCTTAAAAAATCCATATGTGATCCATCACCTTCAGCAGCAGTAGCACTTGCATATATAAATTCTGTTTGTGGATTATCTGCATCACCAACACCATCAGTTTTCATAACCCAGTTTGCAAGTCCACTACTCATTTTTGTAATAACCAGTTTTGGTCGGAATCCGCAAAAACAAAATGGACCTGAACTCGAGCCATTTCCTGTGTATGATCCAAACTTGCTGAAGCCTTGTACATCTGCAAAGGCATAAGCAACATAAGTTTCTGTATTTTGATTACTAGCACCACCATTTCCTAATGTAATCAAAGTTGAACTAGGTGCTGTATCGTTCCATGCATTAGCATCATCTGCTGTTGCAGCGGTAGTATTTAAAGCTAAATAATCTGTTGCAGGTGCAGAAGTATTTTTATCGTGATAAACTCTCCAAGGTTCTGCAGCACCTCCAGTCATACTTCTATTTTTAAGTGCAATAAAAGTTGGTGCTACACCTAAACCATGTCCTATCGTTGCACCAGATGTTCCGTTTCCTGTGTAAGTTATTATTGAAAATCCTGATGTCGTATTTGCCGAAGTTGCTGTTGTGTTAATTGAACCAGTTGTATTCGAAGATCCAGTACCATTGGCTTTCCAGCACCAAGTGACATAGGTTTTACCTGTTCCATTTACAAAAGCCGAAGAAGTAGTAGCATCTTCATCTAAAGTAAAACCATCAGAATCAAAACTTTTTAAAGCATCAGATACAGTAGCTTCGCCAGAGGTGTCGTTTGATGTTAGATATTTTGTTACTCCTCTAACTGAATCAACAAGTACATGATTTATTGCAGCGCTTCGGCTTTTAAACCAGACCATATCTGGTTGGAGATTATTTGTTCCATCTAAAGTTATTGCTGTATCGTCTGTAGAATTTCCAGTATAAGTCTTAACTTGAAAATATGCTTCAGGATCGTCTATTGTTGTATAAGCCATTATCCATACTCCGCTAGGTTTTTAGTGCATAGTGCGTAATATCCGCTTGGAACGGCAAATTCAAAATTTCCATAACCATTTCCATCTTGATTTGCACTTGCTACTGCTGTTGCTCCAAAAGCAGAAGTTCCTCCAAAATTCATATCAAGTTGTATATTATAAGCATTGTGTTTATCTGAAACTGCTGGAAACCATAATCCAGTAGGTGTCGTTGAAGCGGCGGCTATTGCTTTAGCACCAGTTCCTGTTGCACCGCTGGTAGGATCCCCACTATTTTCCCACGTGCCGTTAATGCCGAAATAAAATTTATTATTATCTAAATCCAAAGCGATTGAAACAACGTGATTAGGATAAGTTCCTCCAGAATTGTGAGCAGATACAAAAGAACTTCCACTATCATTAGTGAACCATTGTCCGTCATCGCTGTGAACTGCGTATGTAAAAGCATCTTTACCTAAATGATCGTCAGCGGCATCACTAGGCATACCAGCAATTCCTAATTCAGTATGTCCATTAGCATTTCTTCTAAAAATTTCCCAATACCATTTTCCTTTTGATATTCCAAATGTACCTGTTTTAAATGATCTACCATCTGTTTCAGTAGTGATTGAAAGATTACCTTCACTAAAAGTTGCAGGATCATAATAATTATCCAAAGGATTTAAAGTACAAAAATTATTCGTTGGTGTATCGGTTGCTTGATCTGCTGCGGCAAAATTCACTTCTGTTAAATCTGTTCCACCATTGGCATCGTTGCCTAAATTATCACTTGCTTCAAAGTCTAAATAAAATCCGTGTGTGCCGAATGTTAAACCTGAAATATCTTTTGGTTTCCATATTGTAGGACTGTCTTCATCAAATTCTCCAAAGTCAGAAGCGGCATAGGTTTGTCCATCACAAAGAGCCACTTCAGCCATATAGCCATCAAAATAATGAGTAGTACCATGTTGTTTTCCTAAATCCATTTCAACACCACTGGTTAAAATTACAGAACCATCGCCTGAAGATGGATTAGTATCTGTATTAAAAACAGTTTCCTCTGTACCATTGACATAAATTCTTTGGCGATTTCCAGCAGTTCCATTGTCTGAATCCCATACAAAAACTAAATGATACCACGCACTCGGATCACGAAATAATCTAGTTGTTTCTAATACACTGGGTGTTGTGCCACTACTTCCTTTGACTTGCCAATTGAGTGTGCGATCTGCTTTAAATTGTATTTCAACATAATCACTTGAACCACCATCACTAGATGCCCACAAAAGACATTCTCTTGAAGCCATATCTCCTAGTTTTACCCAAAGGCTTAATGTCCATTTTTTAATATTTGTTGTGCTATCAGGTGTCTTGTGCATATAAGCACTATCCCCATCATTAAACCGACAGGAATTGTCTACTGAAAAAGCGGCATCTGCTAAAGTATTCGCTGGTATAATGATAGTCACTAAACCGCCTCTGGAAATTCGCCTAATGGTCTTTCCATCACTGGATTTTCTTCTGTGCCTGTATTGACGTATTCGTATAAAACCGCCAACGCATCTACGTTAGCTGCATTATCAATGGCAGTTTCCATTTGACCTGATTTAGTTCTAACTGCTGCACGATAAGTAGTTATTGCAGAAGGTACTGCTGTACCTGAATCTGCTTTTCTTACAACATACCAATCAGTATTTTGTAATCTTCCAGCGGCTTGTTGTTTAATTCTTTCTTTATGTTGAAATTTTAAACCTCTAGCCGAAACTTCACCTTCAGTACCTTTTCCATCAATTTCATCTTGTGCTGTGAATAAAGTATCTGTTAAAGATTTTGCAGTAGCACTTCCATAGGAAGCGGTGACTGCTCCACCAGCAAAGGCAAAGGATTGATTAGTGTTAGTAT